CCTTAACCTGACCACCCTGTTGCAGCAGGATCAGCCACGGACTTTGCCCGCCTGCAAGCTGCGTGGCCACGTCGGTGAACTGTGCAGGCAGCATACGCATGGCGGCTTTATACTGCCCGACGGAAATCCCCGCTTTCTGTGCAGCCAGCGCCTGTCGGCTCAGCGACTGTTCAACGACTGCCGCTGTTTTTTTCGCATCACTTTCCGTACCGGAAAAATGACGCCTGACTCTGGCCATCTGCTCGTCAAATCTGGCCGCATCCAGACTCAAATCAACGACCAGATCGCCTACCGGTTCAGCCATACCGGACTCCTCCTGCGATCCCTTCTGATACTGTCATCAGCATTACGTCATCCTCCGTCATGTCCGCCACATCCGGGGAAGTAGGGATAACTTCATTCCCGTCCGGGCCAAAACGAACGCCTCCGGCAAGCCCTGCCGCTTTCTGCATCAGCACATCATCTTCAGGCTCTTCGTCAGCCTCGCGCCGGTTCAGCAGACTGAAATCCAGCGGATGCATATCCGGATCGCTGAAAAACAGGCTGAGTACGGTGTACGTCAGCCCGGAAAAGTGCATATCCAGCAGAACATCATGAAAATAATGGGTACTGTAAAAGCGGTGCCAGTCGGCATACTCCGTGGATGACATCCCGGCAAGCATGGCGCGCCAGTCGGGTCGCCCCATCTCACGCGCCAGTTTCAGGGCAAAACTCAGCTCACCGTCGAACACTTTCCCGCAGAAACAGGCTCTGCAGGCCCGGCGTCCTCTGCCTGTTCAGGGGCATTATTCACCACAAACTCAGACATTCCGGACAGACGTAACACCACGTTTTCAGCCTGAGCAATTGCCTCCGTGGGCCAGGTGGTAAGCACTTCCTGCTCAATCTGCGTAATGGCTTCATTCATGGACGGCAGCTTTGTCTTCTGTGGATGGTTATGCCACAGAGACATCGCCACCAGAAACGCCCCGCCTCTGATAAGCGCCTCTACAGACACCTGCAGGTTGCCACTGGATTCAGCCTTTTTTTCCTGCTCTTTCAACCAGGCAAGATGCTCAATACGCTGCAGGGCTGACAGTTCAGAAAGCGTGACGGTCACGCCGTTATGTTCAAATGATTCGGTTTTCAGGAACATCGCTGACTCTCCGGATTAACTGTCGGTGACGGTGATTTCTGCAACCGCAGCAAGTTCACCATTACCGGATACAACCGGAATGTTGACCTTGCCTGCAGCAACGCCGTTCACGGTGATGGTCATACCACTGACCGACACGGTGGCTTTTGTTTTATCCGCAGACACCGCACGAAAGCTCTTGTCGGTTACGCCCTCCGGCTGGAAGGCCACGGTCAGCGTGGTGCTCTGCCCTTTCACCACCGAGGTGCTGGCAGGCGTCACGGTCATGCCGGTTGCCGCTGTTACCGTGCTGCGATCTTCTGCCATCGACGGACGGCCCACATTGGTGACTTTCACCGTGCGGGTGATCACTTCCTTCGCCGTCACCGCCTTACCGATACTGCTGACCCAGCCACGGAACACATCGACCGTGCCGTTCGGGAAGCGGATTTTATAGGCACGGGTATCGCCTTCATTAAACCACGCCAGCAGCGCCTGCTGCCCCTGCTCTCCGGGCATCCACGCCAGCGTGAAGCTGGTATCTCCGGCAGATTTCTGCCCCTGCCCGGTCGCAGTCCAGTCTGCATCTTCATCATCGAGATAGCTGTCGTCATAGGACTCAGCGGTCAGTTCGCCGGGCGTCAGGTCTTTAACTTTTGCCAGACGCGACCAGTCAACGTCTGAAAGCGGATTCGCATAAGGGTCACCGCTCCCCTTATAAACCCACAGGGTGGTCCCGGCACCTTTCACCGGCATTGTAGGATTTGGTACAGGCATAGCGTCCTCACATTTCATAGGTAATGACATAAGTCATATCGGCTGAACTCCACAGGCCCGCATCATCGTCGCGCCGGTAGTCATAGCCACTGACCACCATACTGGTGATCAAATCTGACAGTGCCGGGATATCACTCATCACCGGATAAATCCGGGACTCCATCCACGCATCCAGCTCTGAATCCGGCACCTGAGCAGGCAGGAAAACTTCGATATGCAGCTCCGCCTGCCAGGTATCGCTGTCCAGCTCTTCGCCCGTGTATTCAGCGCCGGTGAGATAAACGGCAACTGCCGGAAAATCCGCCTCATCAAAAACAGCGGGGCGACCATCAAAAAACGTCGCCCCGGTGTCATGCTTCTCCAGTGCATCCAGTACGGCTGCACGGAGTTCAGTATGTTTCATCGCTTTATTACCATCCTCAGTTGATGCTGCAGCGCATAGCCCAGCTCTTTCGGAAGACGTTCACGCCGTATCCGCTCAATATTTTGTTTAAACGCCGTGGTCAGCGGCACCGCCATCGGGATTTTCACTACATCAATGGGGTAACGGTTTTTCCCGGCCACACGCTGCATGACATGCCACCGGCCATTTTTCAGTTGCTGAATAAACGCGCCGGGAATACGACGGTTTCCCACCACAAGCACGCTGCCGCCACCTTTCAGGGCTGAACGCTGCCCCTTTTTACGACGCCTGCGTCGGGACAGGACAATCCGCGCGTTACCCAGCTTGATTACGGGCAAATCCCCCCGGTTAACTTTGATTCTGGCCTGCGGATTTTTGACCGTGGCCCTTTTCAGCCTGGCCCTTTCCTTTACCAGTTTCCGGCGTACCTTTGTCTCACGGGCAACCTGTGACGCCGACTGCGATATCGCGGATGAAGCAACGCGGTTAATGGCCATTGCGGCGGCACCGGGCACCGCCGTTTTGCTGATACGGCTGAGGTTTTCAACGGCCTGCTCAAGACCTTTTATGGCCATACATCCCCCTTTCAGCGGCGACGGTTAACGGCAGGCGGTACGCCCCGCCCAAGCCAGAGATGACAGCTTCCGCCATCATCCGGCGAAACCCGGTCTATCCAGAAGTTTTCCTCACCGATGGTCAGCGTGTCTCCACGCCGCAGTTGCCGCACATCATCAGTCCGGACAAACAGGGACGGGCTGGAGCCTTCAACGCGCACGCCCTGTCCGGCATAGCTGATATTTTCAGGGTCATCAAAAACACCACGTATCACCGCACCTGACTGCTCACCGGATGTCATGGTGGCTGACGTTCCCATGTACCCGCGTATCGTTTCATCGGCGCGGGCAATGGCAGCATCGAACAGGTTATCGAAATCAGCCACAGTGCCTCCCGTTATTGCATTCTGGCCAGGCCACGTTCTGTCATTTCGGCTGCCACACCGGCAGAGACACGAAACGCCGTTCCCGGCAGCACAAATGCCACAGGTTCATCCCGCGTGGCGTGAAGTGCATCAGTATGCAGCTTCACCAGTGCCACGACCGTGACCAGTTCAGACGTATCCAGAATCACGGTATCCGGCTGCGCTGATCCCACCTCATTTTCATGTCCGGTCAGCACATTTTCCCGGCTGAGAGGGGTGTCCTGACCGGCAGTTTCATCCGTGTCATCAAGCTCCTCTTCCAGCTCTGCCACACGGAGCGCCAGTTCTTCTTTCGTCCCCGTCAGGCTGACATCACGGTTCAGTTGTTCACCCAGCGACCGGAGACGGGCAATCAGTTCATCTTTCGTCATGGACTCCTCCACAGAGAGAAAATGGCCCCGAAGGGCCATGATTACGCCAGTTGTACGGACACGAACGCATCAGGGTCAGCCAGCAGCATCAGCGGTGCTGACTGAATCATGGTGAACTCACGCGCCGGATCGCCGGTGGTCACCCAGTTTTTCGGGTAGCGGGCAGAGGCGTTAATACCTTCGCGCTGTGCGTCCGCATCCTGAATGCAGCCATAGGTGCGCAGACCGCGTGCCTGAGTGTTCCCCAGCACCATCGTGTTGTCCGGCAGGAAGTTCTTTTTGACGTCGTTTTCCACGTACTGTCCGGAATACACGACGATCGCCGTATCGCCATACATTCCCTTATAGGACACCGCTTCGCCCAGGTCTTTTACCGCTGTCTCCAGCTCGGAATTAGAGCCGCGACGGGTATCCAGCTTCTCCTTGACGGCTTTGAAGGAACGGAACAGCGCCCAGCCTTTCGGATCGAACACGATGATATTCACCACACCGCTGGCGTTCAGCGCGTAGGCTTCGATATCGTCGGTCGGGTCATACGTGGACTTGTCACGCTTGCTCCACTCCGTGCCGCCGGACTGCGTGATGTTATTCTCCTCACTGCGGCCCATATCCACCTCAACCGGATCGAAGGCTTCACCGGTCATGGTGTATTTGCCCTTAAGCACGGCAGAAACTGCCTGCATCTCTTCGACCTGAGCAATGGCCAGCTCTTCGTCACGCATGTTCTGCATGATGATGCGACGGCGGCGGTAAGCCGGGTCCGCCAGATTCTGCGGATCTTCATCCGGCAGGCGACGCAGGGTCATCTGCGGATTCACCTCATGCTTGGGTTACATGAGTCAAATATGAAAGGAACTGAATGATTTTTAATGAAATAAATGGCTCTCTCTATCAAAATACAGCTAAAAAGCAATACACGTAGCAATACAGCGCTTCGCAAAGGTATGTCACTATATCTACTAGTGCCAACCAGAATACGAATATCTTTGCTTTGCTTCTTCTGGGCTCATACCCACTAGTAAAGATACTAATTCAAAGTCAGGTTGTGGAATTGGAATCAATGCAGCCAAATATGCTGGCTTATTGAGAACAATTGTTGATAATTTAGCTTTATTCACCTTAGATAACTCAATATTACTTTCCGCTACCTTCGGGAACTCCATAATAAATGAATCAATTTCCCTTATGAGATAATCGATCAACGCCACTATACTTTCTGTCAAATCAATATATTTTGACAACTCACTAGCACCAATTTCTTTCTTTATTTCATCCAATTTAATTTCAAACACTGGCTTGTCTTTACTGGCAATATTAGACAAACGTTTCTTTAAATCTGAATCAAGCTGATTCCTGACAATTAAACTTTTCAAAACAAAATTATAATTAAACAAAAAAGCATCAATTCGAGCAATATTCCTCCATGACTTTCCAATTTCTTCATCTGACGGCATAATAAGTTCATGTTTTAGTATCTTGTACTTAATAAAAAAAACAAACCTCTCAAATAGAGATTTATTAGCTGTGGGTATCTTTTTTATAAATGAAAGACGGCTAATATCGAAATTTACCTCCCCGGCGTTAAATAAAAATTCATTTATTGCCAGCGCTCTTAATATTGGATTTCTAGATCTCAAACCAATATAACTACTTTTAATTCCCACAAGTGTATTTATCATCTGAAAAGAAACCATCATAAGCGTATTAGCAGAATTAAATTTCTCCGTTTCTATTTTAATCTTCTCCTGCCTATTATTGATGCAATAAGCAGTTAAGCCTCCCATAAGCGCCGATAAAAAAGATAATGCAATAGGGAATACATAATCTTTTGTATAATCAACATCTGCTTTCAACATTAGTATTGCTTTAGCAATCAAAACTGCATCAGGGGTCATGTTAGAGCCGTCATTAAAAATTAAACACAATACCCATAAAATATAACAGCTTATTGTTTAGAAAAGCAATATCATACACTCTATGATAAGCGTAATATCTGACAGGCATGGTGTGTTACGACACTTAATTAAACGTAATTTGCTAAAATTTTACACACAGAATCACACCAGGCTCTAACTCTCCTTTCATTACAATTGTAAGCATACAATTATCCTACCAGAACTTTATTGTTGAGCTCTCCCTTTTGAGCCCATTCCATAATGAATTGACGAAAGAACCGTATCTGTGGAGTAATCATTTCTGCGCGGTTCTATGTCGAAGACAAAATGTGGTATGCGCATCTAGTCAGAGGGAAAGCAATTTTTCAGGGAAATATCATCTCTACATGGTTAAAACAACCAGAAGAAGTTATCAAGCAAGTTGGGTATGAAGATTTTCCTATAATAGTAACGAAACGGGTTTCACCTGAGCGGTTGTGTTCGATCCGCCACAATACGCATAGGATGCCCTGTAATCCGTATTCTGCTTACTCAACAGCTTACCAGCAGGACTCGTAAGGCTGTTGCGATAGTGCAGAAGTAGGCCACGACCATAAAGTGAAGCCAGTGGCGCGTTATCGACTACTTTAGTGTAGAGCCTGATTTCAACGCAAGCATGAGAGTTTTTTCTGGCGATAGGCCGTGACAAACAGCAACAAAATCAGAGAAAGGAAACGGCAGAGGCCAAAAAGCCCGTTTTCAGCGCCTGTCATTTCCTTTCTTTTCAGGGGGTATTTTAAATAAAAACATAAAGTTACGGCGAAGAAGAACGGAAAAGCCTTAAACCGGAAAATTTCCATAAATAGAGAAAAACTGCGCGCCTGACGCCCCGTAACGTTCTGGATCGCCGGAAAGGACCCGCCAGCCAGAGCGGGCCCTAATTTCATCAACCAATCAGCTTATAGCGACCATCCCGTGCATTGCGGCGTACACGCTCAATCTTGAGGCATAGCGCCGCATCTGGCTTTTTTGGGACAGGTACGCGGCAATATTCAGAAGCGCGAGGAATATTATTTATCCAGTCGATCACTTCACTTAAATACCAGGCCTTACGCCCTTCCGTAACCTGCACACGCTCCGGGAACTCTCCACTAGCCTCAAGGTTTAGCAGTGTACGACGACTCAGGGTTGTAATTTCCATCACCTGATTCATATCAACAAGGCGCTCGCTTAAACACATTTTGTCAGCGATAGCTTTTAATTCCTCTACAGCTGGATTCGGGTACATCATTTCGGCAATTGGCTTAAGGTCATTGTAATCATTCTGCATTGTATCCCCCTTTACACACGAGCCAGCGGCTGAACAGAAATACCTGAGCCAACAAACGCTGCAACCTTTACTGACAGTTCTTTAACAGACTCAGGCCAGTTCAGAGCATCAACATTTAAGACACCTGTCTTATAGACCTGAGCCTGTGTTTTTTTCGCGGTGTCGATTTGTACAGCGGAAACATAAACCGCTTTACCTACGCTCGAACCATCCCATACCACCAGTGCACCTGTTGCATCTTCCTGCATCAGTGGCGTAAATGCAGGAATTACCCCTTTATTAGCTGAAAATATCCCCAGCGTAGTCACCAGTGCTTCAGTGCCAGCCATGAGTTCAGTGTAATGAGTAGCCATTGCTCCCCCTTAGCCAATGCGAACGGTAACAAAACGATTGATGCGGGCCGGTATTGGCTGTGGTGCTGAATGTGTCTGCACATATTCAATAGCCGGATCACCAGGCACAATATAGTTTTTCGGTGCAAGTTCGGCTTTAGTCAGCCCCATTCGGATTAGCTCCGGATCCTGAATACCGCCATAGGCGACAATCCCCTGAAGAGCCGTATTGCCAAGCACCATCAAATCAGGATCAAGGAAATGTTTTTCTGTTCCGTCCTCGTCGGTATAACGCCCGCTGTAAACAACAATCGCAACATCGCCCATATACCCTTTAAAACTCACCGAATCACCAAGGTCTTTAAGGGCCGTTTCCAGTTCGGAATTAGAACCACGACGGGTATCCAAAGCCTCTTTTATCGCTCTGAATGAACGGTATTTCTTCCATACATTACCACCCATAATGATGATATTAGTGACGCCCTCACTAAATTCTGCGTAGCTCTCAATATCATCATTTGGATCAAAAGTTTCTTTATCCTTACCTGACCACTCAGTACCGCCAGACTGAGTGATGATATTTTGTGGTTTTATATTCCAGTCCAGCTCATAACGTTCAATACCATCGCCCTCAATGATATTTTTCCCCGTTGTGATTGCCTGAACAGCAAGCCATTCAATACGTGCACGAATAGCTTTAGCCTGATTTACAATCGCCTGTTTAACTTTAATATTACGCGCCCCAAAAGCATTGTATTGCTCAGGTGACACACCAACAGGGCGCACAGCTAACTTATTTGGATCAATGCTGCTTTTCGGCTTCATATAACCTGGACGAATTGTTTTTGATTCGTATCCCTCATCTCGTGAAACTTTACTGCCCACCATAGGAGAGCAAAACGCCGCGATCGGGATATTTGGATCGTCGATCGTATCAAGAATAATGTCTCTCGATTCAAACATTACCGAGCGAGTGAAAAACAAACTGGTAAACAACGCATTTAATTTTTTTTGTACATCTACAGCATTAACCACCTGTACAAGCTGAGTAGGCGAATATAAATCAACCATACGCATCCTCTTTGCATTCATTAAAAATAATTGTGGATATATGCTATCACCGATATTTGTCATGCGAACACATGCAACCGAGTGCAATGTTGTATAAAGTTTTGGGGTGACAACTTCAGTGCGGACAATTAGTGTTAATATCTTCACTCCCTTTGGTCGGGATTTATGTAGCATGCCGGAAAATTTATTTTTTCCGGCCTTTTTTTATTGGCAATATTTAAAACGGGATATCATCTCCCCATTGCTCATTATCTCCCACTGGTGGCTGGCTTCCTTGCTGATCTGCCTGTTGTTTTGCTCTGTTCAGTGCGTCAGTAGCCTGCCCCTGTTGGCCTTTATTGCCGCCCGGTCGCACCGATCGCGCACTGATTACGCTGTCTGCGATAACCTGCCAGCCCTGCCGCGTTTCGCCGTTCTGTCCAGTCCACTGGCTCATCTGCATGTTACCCGCCACGCTCAGGAGTTCGCCTTTGTGATGCTTTGCCAGCGCGTCGGCTTGTCTGCCAAACGCCAGGACAGATAACCACATCGTCGCCTGACCGTCATCCGACTGACTGCAGGGCAGTGATACCGCCATACGCGCCAACGTCATGGGGGTGCCCTTGCTGGTCTGTTTTGTCTGCGGGTCGTCCACCGACCGCCCGTAAACTGATATTTGCGCCGTCATGCGGCCTGCTCTCCGGACTTAATATTGATTGTTGTCACTTCCTCCGCTTCAGCAATCTCCCGTTCGGTCAGAGTGGCAAAGTTTGCAGCCGCCGTTGTCATGAATGCGCTAATCAGTTCGGGATGTGCTTTCGCGTATCCTTCCCCGGCGTTGCGGTCGATGATTTTTATCGACACCCTTAACCAGTATTCCGTCAAATCAAGGGCGTGCGATTGTGATTTTTTTGTGTGCTTCGCTGTCATAGGCTTTATCTCACAGCAGTAAATTAAAATTTTTGCGTTTTAACCCTTCATCTGTTCACCTTTTGATATTTTCTCTTTTAATTCATAATGTTAATGGGTAAACAGTTTCACAAAAACTATTCACCAACTGTTCACCACTGTTCACCCTTGAAGCTCAATAAACAATCAAAAAGGTGAACAGTGAATAGTTTGGTGAACAGTTCATAAATAACTGTTCACCCTATAATATACTGATATAAAAGATATTTATGACAGGGTGAACAGTGGTGAACAGTTATTCCATAAGTTTAATTTTTGCTATCGTCATTAGTGACCGATACACATGATGGCATCCAGTCTTCTGATTCCTCCGTCAGTGTCACGTTTGAACGCAAACCGTGCTTCGTTTTCCGTTTCATATACTCCCTGCCATATTCCGCCATTGCCCCCGGCATATCTTTACCGAAGCGCGTCAGTGTTACAGGTTTACCAAACCCATGTGCCCTCATATAAGCCAGATAGGCATGATAGAGATACCTGCGTGGGCTGAATGGCACAATTTCAGCATTACCCACTAACAGGCCATCACACATTACCGATGCCATGAGATAGCCGCAGAAGTCCACCAGCGAATCCCCCTCTCGCTTTATCGCCAGTGCTTCTTCAGATTTCTGCTGCTCATATAACAGGCGTCTGGCTTCGTCCTGATCAGCAAACCGTGTAAGCAGATGACGAATCACTACCGCCAGCTCACCTTCTATTTTTTCCGCCAGCATCGAATCGCGTTCGTTCTCCGGTACAACTTCCGAAAAATTGAATATCACCCGACGACGTGAGATCCCCCCGCTGCGGTCACTGAATGACATGGCGTTATTGTTAACCGCCAGCACTACTGCCGGAATACGCGTTGAATAGGGGGCTTTGTGTTTCGGGTCAATTGCCACCTTGTCACCGCCTGTAATGGCCTTAATCCCTGCCCCATCACCAGCGTAGCGGGTCATATCCGGCATGATAATCAGCGAAAAGCCAACCACTAACGCACGTTCCCTTGCATCTTCCAGCGCCTTCATGCTTGCTGATACTGTATTAGCCTTACCCGCCAGCATGGTGCAAATCTCCGCCATCACACTTTTACCACTTCCCCCCGGCCCTGTTACCTCAATGAATAACTGCCAGTCGTACCGGTTCGCCAGCACCATGAATAATGCCGCCAGTACGCGATCTGCCTTGCGGTCATTCTCAGCCACCGAACGGCGCAACCACTTCCAGAAATTCGGCGCATGTGTTGCCAGCGTTTCCCCCTCTGCTGGTGGGCTGAAAGGTAATTCACTGGCAATTAACAACCAGTCGTTTTTGTTATGCTCCCGAAAATTACCAGTTCTGGTATCAAATACCCCGTTACTGAATCCAATCAGGTTACGGGCTGTATTCCCCATTACAGGCAAACTTAACTTCATGGTATCTACCGCCGATTTAATAGCGTTCTGCGAATAGCTGATCTCCGCATCAATGAAAATCTGCGCCATAGCACGCTGTAACTCTTTATCCTGAACCGGCTCCCATACAACGCCGTTGTAATGATGAACGGTGTCAGAGTCGGCATTGATTGCCAGTTCACCGCCATAATGTGCAAGGAGAACTTCACCGCGCTGGCTGGCCCCCATCTGATTCAACGCCAAAGATGAAGCACGCTCGTCATTTTTGCGCTCTGCCTTCTTCACTGGCAGTTCAATCACCAGACTTTCCCCATGCTCCGCTTCAGCTTTTAGGCCGACAAGGCGCGGAGTCCAGTCTTCAGGCTCTCGATCAACAAAGCTACGGTAACAACGTGCTTCCTTTACGCCTGCAATAGCAAGTAATGTCGCAACCTTCGTCAGACTTTTCTCTGCAATCTTTCCGGCACGATAAACACGCACATAATGACGGCCTTCATCGATAATTTGCATATCATCCAGGTTTTCCAGTTGTTCCGTACCCAGAATGACTGGTGGTGTATCATCTGCTGCAATATGCTTACCTGCCCATTCATTCCATTCTTTTGCATGGCTCCAGGCATCACTGCCAGCAAAAATGATGACTTCCGTCATTTTGTCGCGCGGTTGGTATTTTAAGTTCGGAGCACGTTTCATTTGTTACCTCCGGCAACTAACATTGCCCGAATTTTACGGATATAGCCTGCGGCACGCCTCTGATTATCTGTCTTGCAATTTTTTACCAGAATGAAATCTCTTTCGAACTGCTGACGCGGCATAACACATTCAAAATCATAACCATCACGCAAATAAGAGACACGACGATCATCAACCGAAATAATCTTTACCCGATAGCCATAGCTGTCTTTGAAAATATCCCCAAGGCTGATTTTTGAATGAGTTTGACCGCTGGCAATAAAGCCAGAAAATTTATTTTTCATTTTTTATTCTCCGGTATAGCTCTGGTCGTGTATTTTTATAGCTTCATCCAGCTCTTTGATGACAGGATCAAGTAACGTAATTAACGCTCCAGCTAAATTAGCATCCCGTTCATCGTGTTCCGCATTTGTTGTCCCATCAAGCCAGGTTGATAAGATTTCTCGCATATTTTTGCCACAAACGAGCGCGTTTTCAGCATGTGTCAGCACTTTAAAATAAAGATCATTCATGGCACACCTCCTGACGAATACGGGCGGCGAATATCATCACGTAGCCAGTTGGGGATTGCAGCCGGGCTTCCTGTTCGCTGGCGGCCTCGATGGTAATCACGCGCGGTTGTGCCGTACTCAGGGCGATAAAACGCCAGATGTATTTATTCAGGTTGTGCGGGTCCCGCCCTTGCGGGTGTGTGGTATGATTTCTCATAGCTACCTCGATACTGTTGCTATCGTTGGTGGTTAGAAGCCCGTTGGTGTTCCTAGCACCTTCGGGCTTTGCTTTTTTAAGTGCCTCCGTGTTAAGGTGGTCACCTAACAATGAAAAGGCTAATTCAATAGGTGGTCACTTGTCAACGATCAAACGCGATAAAAGTCCTAAGGGTGATGGGCAATCTCCACAATTCAGAATGCGAATTTCTCCAGAGCTAAAAGAGCAATTCGACAAAGAAGCGCAGAGCGACGGCATAAGCCTAGCCAACTGGCTTAAAGAATTAGGGCGCAAAGAGCTGCTACGGCGCGGTATTGAACCAAAAGGATAAGAATAATTGAAGTCAAGGAGCTAACACATGAAATACGAATTCTTCGCAACAAGTAGCAGTAGTTTGGATGTATACATAGTCACTGTATCAAACGATTCTGGCTCTCTAATCATGACTTGTAATTGTCCAGCAGGAAGTAAAGGTATTCTATGTAGACACCGTAAAGCTTTAATTACCGGAAAAATCCGCGGTATATTCACTCCCCCAAGAAGGAATAATCCCGAAAAATTACAAGAAGCTATAAATTTAATAGCCACATATGGCATAGATAAAACATTAAAGTTGTACACTGATGAGTTAGAACGAGCAGAACAGACTTGGATAAGTGTTCGCGATAATTTGAGAGCAATGATAAACGCTCTTGTTGAACCACCTAAATATTGAACTGTTCACATTGCCTATCAGGCGATAACCTCGTATTCTGATTAAGGCTAACTATATACTCACATTGGCGACCAATTCTGGTCGCCTTTATCTACCATTTTTATAATATCATAGATTAAGAGTGTTAATCCTTACCCCCTGAATGGAATTGATGAGGATTTAATTTCCACAGAACCAAATCCTCTTGAATCCAAAAACATTTTTATACCAGCCTCAATAAAATCATAATCGCTTGTCGGGCCAATTGTAATGCTTTTAATTGGTAACTTTCTATTATCTTTATTATTAATAATGATATAAGGGATGATACCATTATTATTTATTCTAAATTTCACATCTGGCATTTGTATCCACGGAGTAAACACCAGTCTAAATTCATTTTCTTCGATAAAACTAGGATGTTTAAAAAATGGGATATATTTAGATATAAATTGATACGTAGAGACCATTGTTACAAAATGATCATTCATTTCTTTAATGTTAATACCATTACAAGAAAAAAACTCATCCAACTCCTTACTCATCTTTGTAATATCGTCATTATTTGAATATATAACATCATGTGCAACACAATTTAAATAAATATTTTGACAAAAACTCACAAGTTCATCCGCATCAAATTCAATGCAAACGCCCTGTTTATTTCCGTAACCTCTCCACTGACTTAACTTATCGTTTTCTTTACAAAAAGATATGCTATAAACATGTTTATCAATCCCTTTTTCTTTTTGTAACTTCCCTTTCTCATACATGTCAAGAGACTTGAGCAAAATAGTTTTCTTATCTTTTGGGATGATATTATCATCAACTATTTTAATTGTATTTCGAAAACATTCACATCCATGGTTAGACTCCTCTTTATCATTTAAGAAATATATATTTGTAGCCCATAAAGAATTAGAGTCTAATATACCTTTCAAACCAAAAAGATCTGTATAATGAAATATAGCCACAATGCCCCACCTAATAGTTAAGTCGTTTCCCACTCACCTCGAATCCATGCCTGCACTTCTGAAAGACGATATGCAACAGCAGTGGAACCAATCTTGATCCGCTTAGGAAATTTTCCTTCCTTCTCCAGCTTCCAGCGTGTGCTGTTCGCAAGAGTGGTTAGCTCCCGACATTCTTTCTCACGGATCATACGATCGATGTTAGGAATGTACTCCAGACCCTTTTTATCAACAATTGCCATTTTTTTCATGTTAACCAGCCTTTTGTTTGAGGATTGTCACTTTTGAATCAGCACCTGCGATGCTATTGAGATATGTAGTCCAGAGTTCCAGAGCATCCAGTTTTTTAGCCATAAACTTACTCCGGTTGTAAACACCCGCCACGCCAGGTAGCGCATGGCCTAACAGTTGTTCTACTACATAAAATTCAACACCGAGATCACTTAGATGAGTAGATAGCGTTCTTCTAAGGTCGTGTAGTGACCATTGTTTTTCATGGCCCAAACGTTTACCGATTTTCCCCCCAATCTTGCTTACGCTTTCTCTAATTCGCAGACTTCCCAGCACTGAACCGCCCCGGGTTTCCTGGAGAGTATTTTATCTGTGAACTCAGGCTGCCAGATCATCGTTTCCGATGGAAGCATAATAAGCTTTTTCTGCTTCTGCCGGAGGAGTATGGCCCAGCCTTTCCAG